CGGCGCCAACGATAAAGGCGGTCAATTCATAGATCTTCGACTGCTGGCCGAGACCTTCAAAAAACGACCGGTCGCGCTGCGGGTATTCATGCAACTGGCCTTTCTGGCCGACCGGGTTTTTCGCCTGGTCGACCCAGAAGGGCACGCCGCGAAACGACGCCGGCAACAAACGATCACGCCAGCTAGTCGCCATGGGCACCTCCGTAGGAAAGCGAGCGATAGCCGACGCGAGGCGTCAGGTCCAGGCCCGGTTGATTGGTTTGCGCTTGATCGACGCGCAAGCCCGCAGGCGCGTCTTTGAAGTTCACGGTCAAGCCGCCTTCGAGTTGCGTGCGGTTGTTGGCGGCGGTTTGCTGGACAAGGCCACTGCCGTTGCTCGTCAGACCGGAGTCGGTGCTGCTCGACGAATCGCCCCAGTTCCAGAATGAAGAAGCGCTGTCATTGGCCGCCTTGGCATTGCTGGCCTCTTGTTGCTGCGCCAGGCCATCGACCTTGCCGGTGACCTTGGCGACAAAGTCACCGAAACCACCACTGAACAACTCCTTGATCGGCGTGATAAAGGTTTGCAACTTGCTCCACCAGCCAGCGAACCAGGCGACAATCGGATCCCAGTTCTTGATGATCATCCCCAGTGGAGACCAGTCGAACATCGTCTGGAAAAAGTCCATGACAGGTGTCGCCAGGCTTTGCAGTACGCCCCACAAGTCAGAAAAGACCTTGCTGATGGGTTCCCAGTTGGCGACGATCTGCCCGACAGGAGACCAGTCGAACAGCGTCTGGAAGAAGTCCTTGAGCAACTGCGCTGGGTCTTGCAGCGCGGCCCAGATCGTGTCGAAGTAAGCGCTGATAGCGCCCCAGTTATTGATGACCAGCCCCAGCGGTGACCAGTCGAACAGCATCTTGAGGAAGTCTACCGCCGGTGCGCTGGCGATTTTGATCGTGTCCCAGAGCTCGCCGAAAAAGGCACTGATCGCCCCCCAGTTATTGACGATCATCCCCAGCGGCGACCAGTCGAACACGCCCTTGAGAAAGTCCATCACCGGCACGGCCAAGGCCTTGAGCAATCGCCAGATCGAATCGAAGAGCCCCGTCACAGGTCCCCAGTTGTCGATGACCAGGCCCAGGGGCGCCCAGGAAAACAGCTCCTTGAAAAAGTCGAACACCGAAGTGGCTGCCGTCGTGATCGACTCCCAAAGGCCGGCGAAAAATACGCTGATCGTCTCCCAGCCTGCGGTAATCATTGGCATTGGCGACCAATCGAGCACCGCCTGCAGCCCCGACATGAAGCTGGCTGCCATGCCTTTGATGTCGCCCCAAAGCGCGCTGAAAAAGCCCGAAATCGGTTTCCAGTAAGCAACGATCAGCGCCGCGGCAAGGGCAAAGCCCACCACGACCAAACCGATCGGCGAAGCGAGCACACCCACCACCGCCGCCACCCCGGCCACCGCACCTTGCAGGACGGTGAACGCCACCGCCCCCGCCGCCAGGCCCTGGACCAGATTCGGGTTGGCCGCCACGAACTCGGCGACGCGGCTCACCAGCGGCACCAACGCCGTCACCACGGAATTCACCACGGGCAACAAGCCCTGGCCGAACTTCAGGGAAACCTTGTCGACCGCTTCACTCAAGCTCGCCAGATTTTTTGCCGTGGGCCCTAAATCAGATCCCTCGGCGCCCTTGCGGGCCTCGGCCAGCTTGTTTTCCGCCTCGATCGCCGACTTGACACCCTCGACAAAAGGCGCGGCCAAACCTTCGCCTTTGAACAGCTCCGAGAGATCCAGCTCGCCCAGACCGCTGTCCTCCAGGCTCTTTTTGAAACTTTCGACTTTCTTGCTGACCGCTGACATGTCGTCGTCCATTTTCTGGACGCCATTCACGACAAGGGCCATGTTCACAACCGTCTGGGTATTCGCCGTGAATGTGTTAGTTGTCGTAGCCATCACTGCACCTGCTGCATCGCATTGATCCGTTGCGCGTGCTCCAGGGATTCCCGGAGCACATCCAGTGGCCTGGCCATCATCTGTTCGGGGTCAACCTTCCAGAACCAGGCCAGGTCATAGGCGACCGCAATCAGCTCGCCGATGGCTGCGATGCCGCACTCATGAAAAAACCCGCCACCGCCCAGCTCAAGGTATTGAGGTCGGACAGGTCCAGCTGGTTGACCGACGACGGCGGGATGCCGGCGCAGACGGCGATGTACTTGGCCGCGACATCCATGTCGAGGCTGACGTCTTCGCCCTTGTCGATCTTGTACGGCAGCGCCTTGATCGCCCGCACCTCCTGCACCGTCGGACGGCGCAGGGTGAGTTCGCTCAGGGGTTCGCCGTGGGCCTCGATGGGCACCTGCAACTTCACTGGATCAGTCATTGCCAGGTCCCCTTGATGCCTTCGAATTTCAGCGCGATGGTTGCGTCGTCACCCTTGGCAGACGGGGTGTCGCTCAGATAGGCACCGGCCAGGACGTAGACCTTGCCATTGCTGAATTCGCAGGTGACGGTCATGTCGGTACCGGCGACCAGTTGCTTGAGCGGGAAGTCCGGCGTGTACAGCGCGGTTACCGCGAAAGTTGGAGCGACGTCGGTTTCCTTGTAGAAACCCGGCACGACCGTTTCCCGTTTGACGAACATCAGCGGGGCTTCGCAGCCGCCATTGATAGTCAGTTGAGCGCCGTCCACTTTGACGTAGCAGGTGCCCGCAATCAGTTGACCCATGGTGTATCTCCTTGCAATAAAAAGCCCGCATCGAGCGGGCTGGGGTTACGCAGTGTGGGCAGGCGATCAGGCCGCCGCGTCGTACTGCAGGCGGAACTGGTTGAGCAGCGCGAACACACGCAGGCCGTTGATGTAGTCCGGCGGGAACAGCACGTTGACCCGGCTCGGGTCCAGGCTGTCGCGTTCGACGATCAGGTGATCGGCGAACATCTCGGCGTTCTCCACGTGACCTTCCAGCTCGAGCTTGGCGTACTGGGCGATCAGTTCACCGCGGATGGTGCTCGGGGTGAGGATCGGCTGGCCGGCGCCGAAGCGGGTGCCATCGTCTGCCAGCTTGTGGCGACCGTACTTGCTGGTGATCACGCTTTGCAGACGGCGCACGATAAAGGCCGACTGGTGCATGGTCTCGCTGTCCAGGTAGGAGTTGTCCGCCTGGCCGTAAGCGTTTTTCTGGTAGGTGGTGATCGCCCGCTGGATGCGCACGTAACCGCCTTCGTAGTACGCGGTGGCGAGACCGTAGCTGAGCAGCGACTGACGTTCGGTCAGGGTGAAGCGCTCGCTGGCTGCGGCAGGATCGATACCCGCCAGGCTACCGCTCTGGGTCGGACGGCTGGCGTCGGCGGAGATGAACACCGAAGTCCGCGCGGCCAAGGCCGCGGCCTGGACCCAGAACGGTTGTGGCACACCCGGCTCCATGGCCAGGATGGTCATGTGCTGGTCGTTGCGGGTTTGACCGGCAGCCACCAGGGTGCCGACAGTACCGCGCTTGGCGGTGTAGACATGACCGAACAGTTGCTTGGACCAGGACCAGCGACCAACGCTGTCGTTCATCGCTGCTTGCCAGGCATTCAGGGTTGCCACATCGGACCACGGCTGGCAGATGAATTCGAACGGTTCGTCACCGAGTGCCGCGAGTGCGGCAACCTGGTCCGGCACACCGGTGCCACCGGCCATTGGCGCGGAAACGATGGTCAGGCCGGCAGGGGTCTGCTCGCCATTGCTCTTGCCCAGGCGATTGAACTGCAGGTTGATGTCGTTGCCGCTGTCACCGGTCCATTTGCAGGTCAGGGTCACGGTGCCATCGACGGCCACGGCGCTGACCGGCAGGTCGGTCGCGGCGTTGACTTGCAGCGCCAGGGTGGTAGCTGCCTGGGCGGCGGTCGCCCCGTTGACCACGGCGGCCTGGACCCGCACACCACCGACATACAGGTTGAGCACGCCGCTTTCAGTGGCGGCGCCGGTCAGTTTCAGATCGGCCTTGGCGATGCTGCCCACGGTGCTTTGCAGCGGCAGGCACCAGATCTCGCCGATCGGATCGGTCTTGCGCCAGGTGTCGTACATCGAGGCGAGCATCGAGCCCTGGCCACCAATGCTTTTCGCCAGGGCGACGCTGGAGACCAGCACCAGGCTGCCGACTTCGGTGCTGGTGGCGTTGTCGTTGACCTGGGCGACGATCAGGCCGCGCAGGGTCGACGACGCGCTATTGGCCGCCGAGTTGTCCATTTCGGCATAGAACAGCGGAACACGCAGGTCCGCGGGGATGTTGCTGAATCCGATAGCCATTATTGGGCATCCTGTGGTTGTGCCGCTTGCACGGCGTTGAGGGTGATATCGCCATCCGCCAGACGACGGCGCCACCAAGCGCTGTCGGCCACTTCACGGCCTTCGAGCGGTAGCAGGTCGCCGGCTTCCAGGTCCGGTACGGCGCGGCCCGGGGCCGGCACTACGGTGATGCGTTGGGTCATTGCGTTACGTCTCCAGAGAAAGTCAGCTCCAGGCGCCCGTCGGGGCCTGGGCGGTGCAGATTGGGGTCGGCGGGATCGATGGCATCGACCTTCACCGTGACCCCGGTAAAAGACGGCAAGCCGTCCAATTCACGCTCGTGCCAGGTTTCGGCCGGGTCCGTGGAGCGATTGCGCCCCAGCTGGAACTCGGCGAAGAAATGCAGGCTATAGAGCAGGCGGCTGGCGTTGATCGAGATCAGTTCGCCGCCGTCGTATTCGATGGGGTTGTAATAGGTGTCGGGTTTGAAGCCGACCAGGGCCCGCCAGAGTTCGGCGCGCAGGCTGTGGAGTTGGTCGAAGGCTTGGGCGCCGTTGCTGGCGTCGAGCACCAGGGTCAGCTCCAGGCGATCGGTCAGGGTTTGCCGGGCGACGTTTTGTGAAGCGTCCTTGCTTGCCAGGTCGGTCATCACGGTGACGAAGGCCGCCGGGGTTTGCAGCGTGGTGTTGCTTTGCAACAGGTCGAGATCAAGGCCGGTCGAGATATGTTGGGCAAGACTGGGGCATTGCGCACGCAGTTGCGTGAGAATCGGGGTGATGTTCATGGGGGTTCACCGGGTAATAAAAAACCCGTCGATTGACGGGTTCGACAGGCAATCACTTGCCTCCAGAAAGCCCGCGTCCTTGCGGGCTGGGCCCTGCTCTCGGGCCCGGTGGCTCCA